GAGTCCGGTCTCAGGGTCGGTGACGGTCTCGTAAGCGGTGAGGTGGCTGCGAACTGCCGGGGCGGGCTGGACGGGCGAGAACGCCACGAGGAGCGCCTCGGGGAGCGCGACCATGCCGACGAGGTTTTGCGAGTTGCCGGGGATGAGGTTCGTGCCGATGACATCGAAGCCGGCGATCTGCGGCAGGCGGCCGTTCTGGATCGCGGAGGCTGTTCCGACTGCGGCGGCGTTTTTGATCGCGCTGTCTTTGAGGAGTGCGCCTTCGTAGGCGTTGTCGATGATCATCGTGCGGCTGGTTTTCGGCCACTTGGCGACATCGAGGGCGGTCTTGATGGTGATGAGGTCGTCGCTGTCGAAGGCCGAGGCGGCTCCGGTGTGGATGGCGGCGCCGTAGTTGGCGAGCGTCACGACGGAGAGGATGTCGCGGAGAATGTCCTCGGCGAGCTTGCGGCCTTTGAGCATGCCCAACTGTTCCGGATTGAAATAGGGCTGGCGGGCGAGTTCAGCGGAGGTGAAGGAGAGCGCCTGGTATTTGCGCTTATTCACGGTGATCTCGCGGGAGTTGATCGCGTTGGTGTCGTTGAACGCGTAGGTGCCGTTGAAGTCACTCGTCGCGTCAGTGGCGAGAGGGAAAAACGGGACGGCGATCTTGTCGGTGCCTTGGAGCGGAACGCTGTTGTAGACAGTCGAGAAGGAGTTGAGAGGGAGAAGCGCCTCGCGGAGGGCGACAAGCGCCGAGTCGAGGACGACATTCAGTTTGAGTTCGTTGCTGATGGTGGTTGCCATTGGAGTGGTGGTGTTGGGTTAGGTGGTTGTGGGTTTCGTGGATTTGCGGGCTGTCAAATTTGGGACTTCGCGTGAGCTTCGAGCGCCTTGCGGTGCGTGCGGAAAAGACGGGTCTTTTCAGCGCCGGTGGCGTTTTTCCATTGATCGTAAATCGAGGCGGGGTTGGCTGCGTTTGTCTCGACGGTCGGCACGACGCGTGCGGCAGAAAGACCAAGGGAGCGCTCAAGGCGGTCGAGGTCTTCGGACTTGGCGGCGAGTTCGCCTTTGATGATTTCAAGACGGGCCTCGACGGCCTTGGCGTGGACTTCGGCGGCTTCGGCGCGGGCGAGGACTTCGTTGTATTTGGCGAGGATCGCATCGGCGGCGCTTGCTTTGGCTTGCGGCTCGGCGGGAACTTCTGCTGGCGGCTCGGGAGTTTGCTCGGACGAATCCGACGGAGCGGACGGATCAGCGGGAGTTTCGGCGGGCGTTTCGACGGGAGCGACGGGCGGCTCGACGGGGGCGGGAGTTTCGAGTTCGGCGGCGGGTGCTGCCGGGGTTTCGATGGATTCGTTTTTTTCCATGCCCTTTGCAAAAGTGTCAAATCGGGCGCGGAGTTGTTCGGGAGTTGCGGTGGCCGCGGCGGCGACGCCTTCCTCAATGGCGTCGGCGAATCCGAGGGCTACGGCTTCGACCGCATCAAGCCAGGTTTCCTTGTTCATCATTTCCTCGATTTCCTCTTCATCGAGGCCGCTCTTGCGCTTGTATGCGTTGACGAGGGTGGACTTGAGTTTGTCGAGGAGGTCGGCTTCGCGGCGGAGTTGGTCGCTGTCGCCCATCGAGACAGTCCACGGGTTGTGGATCATCATCAGGGCGTTGTCGGCGATGTAAACGGGCGCGCCGGCCATGGCGATGACCGAGGCCATCGAAGCGGCCAGCGCGTCAATGTGGACGGTCACGCCTCCTTTGTGGCGACGGAGCGAATTGTAAATGGCCGTTCCCTCAACCACGGACCCACCGGGCGAGTTAATACGGAGGTGGATGTGCTGGCCTTCGAGCTTGGCGAGATCTGCGAGGAAGTCTTTGCTGCCTGCGCCAAAAGCACCGACCTCGTCATAGAGGTGGATTGTGGTTTCGCCGTCGCCGGTTTTTTCCAAAGCATAATATTTTTGGGTGGGTTGGTTCATGAGTTTGCGGGTGGTGGTGGTTGTGGTGAATCTTCGGAATCGTCGGCGTCGGGCTCGGCGGGCATCTGAGCTGCGGCTCCGTTGCGGATGGCGTTCGGAAAAACTTCGCGCCAGTCCATGCCGAGGGCGGCGCACTTCTCGGCGCGGCGTTGTGCGGTGGCGATGATCTCGTCCTCTTCGGCTTCGGCATCGAGGCCTTGGATGTTGTTGAACCGCTGCCAGGAGATGTGGCCTTTATCCAACTGCTCGGAGTAGGCGCGGGCGTCGCGGCCGGAATCGACGGTGATTTTTTTCGGGGCGAGCCACTCGTGGCGCCACCAATCGTCTCCGGGGTATGGCAGGCGGCCGGCTTGGATTTCGTGCCAGAGCCAATATTTGTAAAACGGGCGGCAAAACTGATCGACGACCATTTGCTGAAGGCGCTCGAGGAAATTCTGGGCGATCTCGAGGACGGCGCGCTGCTCGGTGCCGGCGAGGCCGACATTGAGCATCATCGCCTCGGGCGGGAGGCCGACGGCGTAGGCGACCTCCGCGGCGAGTGAACGCATGAGCGGGTCAAACGCCTGGCCGGGCATTTCGTTTCGGAAGGATTCGAGCTTTTCGCCGGGGCGGAGCTTGGGGATCAACACGCCGTTCGGGATGTCGTGGGTGGTGAGGGTTTCACCGGCTTCGTTGCCGTTGCGGAGCCCGGCGCCGAGGCCGACCTTCACGGCTTCGTTGCTGGTGATGACATAGGCGATCTGGCTGGCGGCTTTGAATCCGCCCTTCACGAATGCGCGGATTTCGGAGGCATCGCGGAGGTTGTTGATGGCGCTGTGGAGCCACGAGACGCCGCGGGGCTGGCCGTGCCGGCGGACATGGCGGAAGTGGAGCATGTCTTCGGCGGGGACATCTTGAAATTTCTGCTCGGTCGCGGAGGTGATGACGCGGAATCGGCGGGGCGCTCCGAAGCGGTCGAGCTCGATGCCGTCGTGGTAATTCGGGTCGCCGTAGGCGACGCCCATTGCGCCAATGGATTCGCCGCCGATGAAGCGGACGCGGGCGGCGTTGTCCTGGGTCTTGAGGAATTGGGCGAAGAAATCTCCGTCGAGGGCGACTTGGCGAAGGATCAGGGATTGGGCGGTGTAGAAATTGACCTGTGCGCCGGCATCGAATGCCCAGGCTTCGGCGCAACAGCGGTCCTCAAAATGGCGATCGACGAGACGATTCCAAGCGCGGTCACTTGATTTTGGCTGGACGACGATGCCGCTGCCGACGGCGCGTTGGGCGAGGTGTTCGACGATGTAGGTTGCTTGCCCGACATTGTTGTAGAGCCAGCGAGAGAGCTTGAGCATCTCGGTGCGGGTCCACGGCGAGACTTCGTTGCGGGGGTTGAGGACTTGAAATGTGACGAAGCCGCGGTTGAGCGAGGGCATCGCGGCCTCGAAGGCGTGGGCCTTGGCATCGGTCTTGCGTGGGCGGCCAGCGCCGGGGCGTGATCCGCCCCAGGAGGAACTTGATTTTTTGATTTTCGACGGCACGCCCGACGGGCGGTGTCAAAAATCAGAGGGCGGCGTGGTAGCGGGAGCGGTCCACGATGTCCGCGAATTGGCGGGCGCTGGCGGGCGTGGGGTCGAGTTCGGAGATGAGTTCCTCGAGGGCTTGCAGGAGGAGCCACTTCGGGAAGGAAACTTGACCGGAGGTGCTGCTGCCCTCGGTGCCGATGCTGGTGATGGTGACTTCTTCGGTGGCGGTGAGGAAAGCGGTGTCGGCAAGAGCTTTTAACTCAACGAGGGTTTTGTTGCGTCGGAGGTAGCTTTTGACCCCGGCGATTTTGAGCGCGTCCATGATCGGACGCGCGGTGTCAAAAGGTCCGACGGGGGACAGGTCGCTCGGCTGCGCGATGCCGTCCTCGGATTATTTCAGCCAAGTAAGAGCTTCCGCCCGCCCCGCGCTGACGCCTTAGTGACGAGCCGCCCTCGCTGCCCCGCCGGATGTTCTGGGGACGGGAGTCAAACAGGGATGAGGTGGAGGGTGTTCGCGGAGTAATCCATGGCGACTTCGTATTTTTTGCCTTGGGTGCCGGGGAAAAGTTTTTGCTCGATGAATTTTCCGCGTGGCGTGTCGCCTCGCAGGCGGTCGAGTTGGTCCCAGGAGTGCGGGTGCATCGCGATGGTTTTGCTGACAGCTTTGCGGCCGCGGACAGATCCGCGTTTGCGCCCGGCTCCTTTGCGCGCTCCGCCGTGGGTGGTGGTTTTTTTCTTCATGCGGGTTGGAGTTGTTTGCGGCGGGCGACTTCAGCGTCGAGCATCGCGGTGAATTTGGCGTTTTCTTGAAAAGAAATGTAGAGGACGACGGGAAGCCAATCGGGCCAGATTTCAAGATAGCCCTCGGGGGCGAGGCCTCTCATGCAGCGGTGGCCGTGGCCGCGTTCGAGTTTGCGGAAGAGTTCGTCGGCGGTGACAAGTTCGCATGCGCCGGGGGAATATTTTTTGGGTTTGCTCATGGTCGTGGGTGGCGCGGGGATCGAACCCGCGCCGTGTAAGGTTAGAACGAAAAATCGTAGTAGTGATCGCGCTTGCCGATTGCGAGACGCTGACCGCGAATTGATTCGCCTTGGCGAACCCATGCGCCATTTTTGCGAAGGGTGAAAAAGGTTGGCGACCCCGTGCCGCGCTCGAATGTGTATTCTTGAGAGTCGCTCATTCCGTTTTCGTCAACACGGGTTGCAATGTCCTCAACTATTCCAACCCGCTTTCCGCTTTTGCTTACTTGGGTAATTGTGCAGGCGCGGCGATCAGTCCAGCCGAGGATCGTTGCACCCATTCCTGTTTCTGGAGCCGACATCCGGCATCCGCTGATAATGTGATTCATCAATGAACCTGTTTCTGTGCCTGCTTTGAGTTGTGTTGATGTTGTCATTTTTTGTTTTGGTTTTTGGTTTTGTCGTCGCCGTGGTGGCTTCGATCTGCAAACACACTCGCATGCTTCTTGATTTTCTGCAACAAGAAAAATCAAAAAAGATTTAATCCGTTCAAACCTTGCATCCATGCGGGGTCCCGCGCGGGGCGGAGACACGAACCCCTTCGTCCCCCACCCCGCCATCCGGCACATGCCGGAGGGGTGCTCAGGTGTCTGGATTTTCCGGACGACTGGGCGGTTTCTCCACGGGAAAGTTTTTCAAAGCGCGGCGAGCTTGGCTTGGATTTTTTCGAGCCAACTGACGGATTTTTTCGGCGCGGGCCGGATTCCGAGTTTGCGTTTTGCGCCGATGGTTCCGGGGAGGATTTGCTCGACGGTGCTCCAGCGGGTGCGACAGTTCAGACACTCGTGGCGTCGGCGGCGGGAGCGGGTGTCCACGATCCGGCTTTTGCGGTGGTGGCAATTCGGGCAGTTCATGGCTTTGGGTTGTCGGAAGTGAATGCGAGGGCGTTGCTCAAAATGAGCCGGTGGACGATGGCGTGGTTTAATCGCACGGCGTCGGCGAAGTGGTCGTTGGGCACCTTGCGCCATTCGCGACGGCCTTTTTTTTCGTCGGGGCGCTGGCCCATGAAGGCGCGCAGGAAGGCGTCGTCGGCATCTTTGGGGAACCACAGGAAGGGGGCTTGGCGGTTTTTAATTTTGCCGTTGAAGAGCCAGACTTTCGACCACCATTCGTTCACCGTGTAGAGCGTGAGCGCGGGGTAGTCTTTGCAGACGCTTTCGGAGACAGTGCCGATGTTGGCGTTCGAGCCTTTGGCCGGGAGGAGGAATCCTTGGGTGCGCCAGCAAAGGGAATAAACCGCTCCGGTGTTGTAGCCGGAGTCGAGCATTCCGTTGGCGACGCTGATCTCGCGCCCGCTCGGCGTGGTGTAGCGGAGCGAGGCGGCGACTTGCTCCAGATCGTCAATGCCGGTGACGGTGCCGTAATCGAGGACGAAGGAGGTGCCGTTCTCGGACCATGCGACGGCGGCCCAGTGTTGGGTGTCTTGGCCGATGTCCGCGCCGAATGTGATGAGGAGCGGCTCGGCTGGACAGGAGCCGCGCAGGTGTTCGCCGCGGCAGGCGAGGACTTCGGCATCGGACGGGCCGGAAGATTTGTCCACCCACCGGCGGGCGTTTCGTTTTTGGACGAATTGTTTCAGCGCGTCTGGGTCTCCGGATTTGAGGTCGAGGTCGGCCTTCGTCCACTCGACGGCGAGCGTGCCCCACGGAATCCACCAGACGGCAGAGGCATCGTAGTGAAAGGCGATATGGCCTGGAGCGCCGGGGGAGACGACCAAGTATTTTGAGCCAGATGAAAGACTGCGGCGGATTCGCGGGTCGTCGCGGTAGGCATGGGAACAGGCGGGGCAGACGAGCCGCGCGCTCTTGGCGACTTGCTCCCAGAGGATGTTGCCGTTCGCATCGGTCGGGCGCTCAAATTGGATGTCGCGGAAATCCCACACGGTCCACGCATCGCACTTGGTGCAATGCCAGGCGAAATCGCGTTTCTCGCAGAGGTCTTCGGCGTCGTGGAAGTCGTCGCCTTCCTCCCCGCCTTGGGAGACGAGGACGCATCGGGCGTTCCAGCGGTCGTGAGTTCGCCGACGGAATTCGCCGAGCATTCCTTTTTTCCAGCGCCAGACTTCATCGCCGATGTTCCAGCGGATGGATTTTTCTTGGAGGGAGGTCAGGTTGGCTCCGCCGATGAAGAGCGGCATGTGGGGGAAGAGGATTTCGGTTTTCCGTTTGGCGTGCCGGTCGCGCGGGAAGAGTTTTGCCACCGAGGGAATCGCTTCGAGCATCGGAGCGAGGCGGGACTCTGCCCATTGCTTGGCCGTTTTGTCGGTTTGCCCGGTGACGAGGGTGGGCCCTGGGTTTTCGGAGACGATCCACGCGAGCAGGGCCTCGAAGAGCGTGGTCTTGCCGGAGCCGACGGGAGCGGAAATGACGATCTCGGTGTTTGTGTCCTTCGCAATCTCGGCGATGGGCTCGTTCATCCATGGCGAGGTGGCGGGATCGAACTGCGTGTTGCGGGCAGAATGTGGCACCACCACATTTCGGCGCATCCACTCCAAGGGGGTGAGCCGTTCGCCGGGATCGACGCCGCGCCGGAAAGCCTGGATCAGCATTTTTTGGCGAGGGTTTTGAGGATGCGCCCGACTTCATCCTCGAAGATCGGGACCATCGCCGCAGCGGTGAGCCCTTCCAGCCGCCCAGGCAGCGCGCCGACCCAAGAGAGGAGTTGCGCCTTCACGGCCATGCCGAGGGCGAGGCCTTCCTCGTCCACTTTCTCTTTGGGGAGGTGTTTCCCGCGTAGGACTTCGAGGGAATACTCCAGCTTGTCGCCTTCCAACTTCACTTTCCGCAGGCGGGCGGAGGCGAGATCGGTCACGCTTTCGCCGGTGGACTTTGCTTCCGCGGCGATCTTGCGGGCACCTCGCCGAGTGTAACCGCCCGCGGCGACCAACTCGTCGATGACGGGATTCGACGGATGGCCGCGTCGGCGTTTAGTCGTTGGAGTTTTGCGGGTTGTTTGGGATTTTTTCATGGCGAATAGGCGGAACCAGGCGAGGGATTACTCACAGAAAAACATCGGGCGACTGGCAAAC